TGATTTGCTGTGATCGGATAACCAAGATAAGCAGACCAGAGCTGCGCAATACGCGAATGCTGTGGCATCGGATGCCCATATTGCGATCCGCGTGCGTGGATAAGGCTGACTGCATCATCAAATAATTGCTCAGTCTTTGTCATAATCAAATACCCGCTCATTTTTAATATTTGTCATGCGTCTGTGCATATCCCAGCCATCTTTTCGACCACGCCAGTAATGTGTTTGTTTTTGATCGTCAATGTAAGCCAGCAAAAAAAATGTGCCAGTAAATAAAGCGATACTTAAATAAACAAAATTTTCAAATGTCATTTTGCTCCCTTTGGCTGAACGCCTTGTTCAGTTAGGGTTTAGTATGACCCTATTTACCGACAGCGCAACCATTTCAGGGCTAATGTTTTATAACGATTAGATAACGCTAATATTTTCAAAATCGTCGATATGGTTATCAATCGTGCGTGGCTGATAGTCTGTTTCACGCCCCATAAGACTTTCCTAGAGCTGTAAATGAGCCATCTTTGTTTATTGGAATCATTTGCACGCTCATATTTTTGCCATCCCAATCAAGTATAACTATGCCCATTTGCCAATTAGCCAAGCCTTTTGTATAACTTGCTTTAGCGCGGTTCATAAGGTTGCCTGTTTCGACCCCATACAGGGGTCTGTAAGCCCCGTAGAGCCCCTCAGAGTAGGCTGATATACCCAACCTATGGGTATGCCCACAAACCACGCTCTTACCAGCCTTTTTGGCAAGATTTAGGGCAGTCTGTCCAGCGTTCTGAGATATGTTAGCTTCGTCCCCATGTGCCAATATCCAGCCCTTTTCAAATTCGTAGAATGTCTTATGAAATGTAATGCCCATAGATTCAAAATCCATGAACTTGGCATATTGCAGCTCAGGCAGACTTATGAGTCCAGGTACTTTTAATAAAGTGTTATAAAGGCGATCAGTATGATTACTGCGGATAATGTGAGCTTCTCGGCTGTGCTCTGTGAGAGCCCAAAGAATTTCTTGGGTAGAGCTGCGGTCGTCATCCAAAGTTTGTTGATAAGCCAAAGGTGTTTTTTCAGCCCAACGACTAATTGTTTGAAAATCGATTTCATCACCGACACAAAGAACACTATCAAATCGCTCCCTTTTTGCTAACTTAATTACATTTCTTACGGCTTGTTCATGATGGTATGGAATTTGTAAATCCGATATTACCAAGTATCGCTTAATCGTCATCCTCATCTGGTGTTGGAATAACTGGAATTATGTTGCCATCTCCGACTATCCAATCTGGCATTCGATCGCTGTCCATCAAATACAAAGCAACCGATTCAGAAAATCCTGCGCGGCGAGCAGCTTTAAATATCTCATGTTTGGCAATATAGAATTGATCCAGTTTTGTTAATGGCTCAGGAGTGTGGCGAACTACTCTCCGATTGACTTTTTTTCGTTTAGCGCGTTTTCGTGTGTTCGCCATGATTAAAATTATGACTTAGATATTATTACAAACAATTCATCGACACGCTGTTCAAGTCGATTTAACTGATCCTTCATTGAACTGCCACCATTTGGACGCAATTCGTTAAGCCAGCCTTTAATAAGAAAGCGCAGACCCAGTAATAAACTTGTTACGACGGCGCAGATACCAGCGGCAAAGCCAGCCCATTCGTTTGGACTCATTTTGCATTTATTCCGTAATCAACCTCTAAGCCAGAGTTTGGATCAAGAGCTTTAACAATTGGCGCAACAATAGAACCAAGTAATGCGGCATAAGCAGGATGTAGGTCAGCTGCAATTGCCAGCGCACAGGCAACTCCACTAGCTGCAACAGCTCTCAAATATGACTTAATTGCTGCTTTGTGTTTATTAGATAGTTTCATTTAGTTGCCTTTCAGTAGTGGGATGTCGAACTTCTCGCCAGTTGCATTTGGCTTGAATGAAATATGGATATGTTTGTCGTGGGGATTTATGCCTCTATACGCAACCCAACGCCATAACGATTTGCCTGAACAGATTTTCTTAGCATGGATTATGTAAGATATACGCTTATCTTTTTTTGCTGCCAGTCGTAGCTGATCTGCCAAAGCATGACTAATCCCTTGTTCGTCAGAAAGGCTAGCGTCAATGTCCAATGCGCATACTTCTCCGTCAGGTCTTGGGTTATGGTCGGATTTTCTTGATTGATGCTTAAGATCACCGATCCATCCATCAGCTTTCCTGCTGCGATCCAAGAAAGTGTCATTTATCTGATCGCGCAAGATTTCAGCAGCTTTAGATAGATAAGGCTTCATTAGCCAAGTAACAATTTTACTTCATCAGCAGTTAAGCCAATGCGATCTAAAATTGCTTGTTTCTCGGCAGCTTTTGTTTCCTCAGCCTCTAATGCAGTTAATTCATCTTTTGTGTAATAAATAATTTCAATTACATTATTATTTGGCTTTGACTCATCGTGTCCGCCTAAACCATAAACTACTGTTTTAATTTTTTTTGTCATTATGCAATCCTTATTCCGTGTAGAAAAATGCCTACAATGTCTGCAGTTAAACTTCCTGCTGTTGCAAACGCACCTGTAACTCCAGTTTCATAAAACTCTGCATAATAACTAAATTGATTTATTGCACTTGTTATTGGCATAAAATAAGGAAAAAAAGTCGTTGCATTTGTCCAAGTATTCATTTGATGAGTGGTTGCTAAAGTTTGGGCATTCATAGCAAAATAATAATATCCAGCAGGTGGAGTGTTTGAAATAGTAATTTCATATATTGTTGATGATGCAGTTACATTTACAGTTCCAGCATCTAAATAAACTGTTGAAGGTTTTCCAGTAGTGGCATCTGCATTATACAAACCCAAACGCATTGTTCCAGTACCGCTAAATCCAGAACCAGTTCTAACTGCCAAGCGGTCAATTGCACATCCAGACAAATAAACTGGATAATAATATGTAACGTCCTCAGTCATATTTCTTGTTCCTACAGTTGCAGATGCTTTTGGTGTTATATATGCTGAACTAATTACTGGATTCAAAACTGGTTTTGTAGTTGATGGAGTAGCCCACTCAGGAGCTGTTGCCCCAGAATTAACAGTTAATACTTGTCCAGCAGTTCCAATTGCAACTCTAGCTTTGGCAGTTGATGAAGTGTAATAATCAACATCACCAGCAGTAGTTCCCGGACTTAAATTTTTTAATTGTGTATCAACTGCTTGACCAAATGTTTCAAAGTCAGCAGGTAAATCTTTAACCAAATCGGTATTCGTCGGCATCGCAAACGAATAATTTGTGGTCGGATTAGCCATTTATCTCTCTTTCCATCAGGCTACAATTGTAGCGTATTCCCATGTTAAAGTTGGATCAACTGTGTTCCAAGCCTCAGCTATTGGCACAGTATTCCAACGCATCGCCACTTGGCTAAATGCGGTTGGTGAAACATTGATTGTCAAAAACAATTCGTTAAATCGCGTACTCCAAGACCAGCCCTCGACATAACCCTGAAATGTGCCATTAGATATTTGGCTCGGTAAATTACTAATATCAACAGGCATTCCCATAAATACGCCAAGTAAGTCATCGCGGTCTGCATCATCTATCTCAGAATTTGTTATTGGAAATGTTATGGATTGGAATGCTGGCTGTGGGTAAGCTCTTTGGTCTATGTAGCGATCAGCGATCAATTGAGCATCAACAGCACCCTGAACCAAAGAATTTATCGTTTCGGCTTTGTAGCCATAAGTTGCAATTGATGTGGCATCCGTAGCTGTAACTTGGCTATTGTAATTGTTGCCATAATTTAGATATATGTCATTTCTAACATCAGCAGAGCGCATGATTGTTGATAAGCCAGCACCTAAAGCATGTCCAGCATCTAATTCAACATATCCATTGTTCAATAGATAATTTTGCCTGTGGTCGGCATCAGCGTATCCAATATCTCCATTATTGGCTTCATAAATATAACCAAAGGCTGAATTGGCTATTGCAGAAACAACATTGTAAATCGTGTCGACTGTGGTTGATTGAGCTGACATTGTGTAAAGGCCCGGCTGATCTATTTCGCCTAATCCTAAGTTTTCTGCATCTTGCCATTGTGTCGTTGCTTCATAAGTTTGCCATTGTGTAGCTGCTGGGACTTGATTCCATTGACCCAGCAACACACTAGTCAAAACCTCATAAATTTGGTTGCCATCTTCATCTTGACTGATATTGTCATCCCAAATTTCTTTGGTTAATTTAGCAAGTGAACCCATCGCAATAAGTGTGTATTCAACAACTGTGGCCTTGGATCCAGTAGCACCAACTGCAACAGTCACATCGGTAATATCTCCACCAAATAAACTAACATAAGTTCCTGAAGTATCTTTGACCTGTAAATCTAAACTGTCATTTATGTCAAAAGGTAAAGTTTGACCGCTTAATGCCAATAAAGTTATTTGAATATAAGATGGAAGTGGCTGTTGGTAAATGTCTGTGCGACCTGCCTGATGCTGAACATCGGCAATAGTTATGTCAGTATAATCAACCCCACCGACAGTTAGTTTCCAGTCTGGTGTAAAAACAGTCATTATCTATCCCTGAGAGCAGTCGTACTTCTAGCTGCCTGACTGTTTAAGGTCTGTGCAACAGCTCTAGCAGCACCCTCGCCATCGATAGCATTAACAGTTAAATAAAG